TCTTATGTTCCAACCAAAGAAATGTCTGGTGGTTCAGGTCTAAAGTATGCTGCATCCACAATTGTTTATCTCTCAAAGAAGAAGGATAAGAATTCAGATGGAAAAGTAGTTGGTAATATTATTCACTGCAAGTTGTACAAGAGTCGTCTTACTAAGGAAAATCAAATGGTGGATGTTAAGTTGAACTACGATAGTGGTTTAAATAAACACTACGGACTTGTTGACTTAGCACTAAAGCATGGTATATTCAAAAAGGTTTCAACCCGTATTGAACTTCCAGATGGTAGCAAGGCATTCGAGAAGAACCTTATCGAAGAGCCAGAGAAGTATTTTACCAAGGAAGTAATGGAAAAACTCGAAGCAGCGGTTGCTGTCGAGTTCAAGTACGGAGCAGGAGCAAGCGAACAAGAAACTGAAGAATGAATTCTATTGTTGAAAAAGTAATTCTCGAAAATCTTCTTTACAACGAGAATTATACTAGAAAGGTTATACCATTTCTAAAGGATGAGTATTTCCAAACAAAAGAAGATAAGGTTATTTACAAAACTATATCTGAATTTGTTTCTAAGTATAATAAACTTCCGACTAAAGAAGCACTACTGGTAGATCTTTCTAATAACAAGAATCTAACTCAACAAGAGTATGATTCTATGTTGCAGAAAATTAACGACTACTCAACCTCTGAGCAGGATGAGCAGTGGCTTGTGAATGAGACAGAAAAGTTCTGCAAGGATAAAGCAATCTATAATGCAATCCTTGAATCTATTCATATCATAGATGGTAAATCAAAAACTCATACAAAGGAAGCACTTCCATCTATTCTTTCTGATGCTTTAGCAGTATCTTTTGATACAAATATCGGTCACGATTATATCAAGGATTCAGAAAAGCGATATGAATTCTATCACACAGTAGAAAAGAAGATTCCGTTTGATTTGGAGTTCTTCAATGATATTACAAAGGGAGGGGTTGCTACAAAGACTCTAAACATTGTAATCGCAGGTACTGGTGTTGGTAAGTCTCTATTCTTATGTCATCAAGCAGCAAATTGTTTGATACAAAACAAGAATGTATTATATATTACCTGTGAGATGGCAGAAGAAAGAATCGCAGAGCGTATTGATGCCAACATCATGGATATTACAATTGATGAACTGAAGTCTTTACCAAAGCAAGTTTATGCAAAGAAGTTATTCAATGCAACTAGAGGTGTGACTGGTAAACTTATCATTAAGGAATATCCAACTGCAACTGCTCATGTCAATCACTTCAGATATCTTGTCAATGAGTTGAAACTCAAGAAGAAGTTTATTCCGGATATTATCTTCATCGATTATCTGAACATTTGTGCATCTGCTCGTATGAAACAGGGTGGTTCTGTGAATTCATATACTTACATCAAGTCGATTGCAGAAGAACTTCGTGGTCTTGCAGTTGAACTTGGTGTTCCGGTATTCTCTGCAACTCAAGTGAATCGTGAAGGTTACAACAATACCGATTTCGGTCTTGAGAATACTTCAGAGTCATTTGGTTTGCCAGCAACAGCAGATTTCATGTTTGCAATTATTGCAACTGAAGAACTTGATAAGAGAAATCAAGTCATGGTAAAGCAGTTGAAGAATCGATATAATGATCTTGCAACCAATCGTAAGTTTGTTATTGGCATCAATCGTTCAAAGATGAAACTATACAATCTTGATGCATCTGCACAGGATGGATTGACTGGAACTGGAGAGGATGAAGATGTTGGGTCGGAAGGACACGATAATAAGTACACTTCCAAATTTAGTGTTCGTAAATTTAAGAAAACAGAAGATTGGACAAATTAAGGAGATACTATGGCAGAAGAAATTACAATGAAGCAAGTTCAGTTTATAGGTGATGATGATACTCGCACATTAGAGGAGCGTTTAGCAACATTGCCAAATGTTCGTGATGAAGAACTTTCTGAGTGGCGTGAATGGGCAAAGTATAACTTTCCAAATGCAAGATAATGTCATTAATTATTGATAAAAAATTCATCAACATGATTTCTCCTATGCTTCCAAAGTTTGCTTGGAAGAAAGAGAATCTTGCAAATTGCAGATGCCCTATCTGTGGAGATTCAAAGAAGAATAAGAGCAAGGCTAGAGGATTCTTTTTTGCAAAGAACAATGATATGTTTTATCGTTGTCATAATTGTGGAGTATCAACCACAATGTATAAGTTCCTAGAATCTGTATCACCTGCTCTTTGCAAAGAATATTCTCTTGAAAGATGGAAGAATGGAGAAAATGGCAATTCAAACTACAAGAAACCAGAATTTAAATTTGAACAACCAAAGTTCAAAATCTCTGATAATGTTCTTGATGGGTTGAAGAAGATTGATGAATTGGACGAAGATCATCCGTGTAGAAAATTTGTGGAGAGTCGAAAGATTCCTGAAGAGTTTTATAGTGTCCTGTACTATACAGATGACTTCGGTTCTCTTGCAAGTAAACTAGATCCAGAAGTGAAACTTGAAAAAGAACCCCGTCTTGTAATTCCTGTATTGAATACAAAGAATCGTGTAATTGCTATTCAGGGTAGAACATTATCAAAGAGCAAGAATGCTATTCGTTATATCACAATTAAAGCAGATAAGAGTATTGAAAGACTTTGGTATGGTTTCTGTCGTTTGAATGATGATAAGAAGTATTTTGTAGTAGAGGGTCCGTTGGATTCTCTGTTTCTTGACAATTGTGTTGCAATGATTGGTTTGAATGATGGATCTAATATTCCAGATCCATTAAAAGATAAAGATCTAATCTTCATTATAGATAACGAACCAAGAAACAAACAAGTAGTTGTTCAAATAGAAAAACTAATAAATAATGGAAGAACCGTTTGTATTTGGCCAAGTAACATAGAACAAAAAGATATTAATGATATGATCCTGAATGGCTATACAAATACAGAACTGCAAAATATTATTATAGAAAATTCTTACTCGGGAATGGAAGCAAAATTAAAACTTCAACAATGGAAGAGGATTTAAACATGTCAGAATCAGAAAACGAGGAAAGTTTCCACATAGAACACCCAATTGTTTCATATTGTTTTGCTGTTATGGAATACTTAAGGAGTGTAAATCCTGAGTTGTTTAATAAAGCAGTTGAATATGCAGAAGACTTAACAGGTGTGATTATAAACGATTTCACTTTAGAAGAAAAGAATACTGCAGAAACTGGGGACAGTCTAGACATAACAGAAGAAATAAATGATAATGGTCTTTACGGTTCAGATGATTTTTACCAAGGTGATGATGAAGAAGGTGAAGGTGAATTCTATGACGACGACCAGTACTACGGATAAGATTCGTGTTTTAGATCATGGTTTTGTTGAATATGTTTCCCATATGGGTGACGATTTGACAGTTGTAAACGCTGCTAGAGTTTCTTTTAATAAAAAGAGTCTAGAGTTTGGTGATCGTGATGAGAAATTAATTTCTTATCTGGCTAAGCACAATCACTGGACACCATTTTCACATCCACAGATCACATTACGAATCAAAGCACCAATCTTTGTTCGTACACAGATGTTTAAGCATAAAGTTGGATTTACAGAAAATGAGATTTCCCGTCGTTATGTTACCTTTAATCCAGAAATCTATACCCCAAGGTGGAGATTTGCACCCACTGATGGTGCAAAACAAGGAAGTTCTGGGTTTATTGAAAATACAGATAGTATCGATAATATGTACATTCCTGCTATTGTAGATTGTGTTAATATTTACAATAATTTGTTAAAACAGGGGGTAGCCCCCGAGCAAGCAAGGGCTATATTGCCACAAGGGACATACACCGAGTGGTGGTGGACGGGATCGCTCTCAGCGTATGCTCGTGTCTTTAAACAGCGAATAGACGCTCATGCCCAGTGGGAAGTTCAACAATATGCTGCTGCAATTTCAAATATTATTGAGCCATTGTTCCCGGTTTGTTGGAAAGTATTAACTGAAAAATAAATATCAATATGCAAGACTTCAGTAAATTTAATAAAAAAGAAGAATCTGTAAATTTACCAATAGCAAATTTTGAAATTGGTAAAAAGGTTCGTCTTGTAGCAAATCTCTCGGTCTATGAACCTGGGGAAGTTTTTACTGTAGTCACAGAATCAATTCCAACATTTTCAACATCTACTTGGGGTATTGGAGAAACTTATTTAAAGGATAGTAATGGTTCTGTTTTTCTTATAAAAGGTAACAAAAAGTTTATAAATGAAGTATTTGAAAATATTAAAGAACAACCAAAACAAATACTAGCTGAAGAGCCAAAAGAAGAAAAACCATCTTTACTAATTGAAGATTTAAAGAAATCATTAAAAGAAGAATTAGCAAAACAATTAAAAGAAGAAATTAAACCCGTACCAGGTCCAAAGGGAGATAAGGGTGATCGTGGCTTGCCCGGAATGCCAGGCGACAAGGGTGATAGAGGTGATGTTGGTGAGAGAGGTGAAACGGGTTGGACTGGTTGGCCAGGTGATAAGGGCGAGATGGGTATACAAGGTGAGAAAGGCGAAAAGGGAGATAAGGGAGACAGAGGAGAAAAAGGAGACAAAGGTGATCAAGGAATACAGGGCGAAAAGGGCGATAAGGGTGATCAAGGCGATAGGGGAGAAAAAGGCGATCAGGGTGAGAAGGGCGAACGCGGAGACAAAGGCGAACCCGGTGAACTTGGATCAAAAGGAGACAAAGGTGAACCCGGTGATAAAGGGGATCGTGGTGATATTGGACCTGCTGGAAAAGATGGAGAAAGAGGCGAAAGAGGCGAGAAGGGAGACAAAGGAGACAAGGGAGATGTTGGCGAACGAGGCGAGAGAGGCGAGAAGGGAGACAAAGGAGACAAGGGAGATACGGGCGACTCTGGGATTGTTTCAGTATCTTACCCATTGGCATATGAGGATGTAAAGAAACACCTATCTCTTGATACAAAGTACCTAGAAGAATTTAATAACAGAGTAACATCTGAAATATCAAAAGTTTCATACGGATCTGGTGGTGGTGGAAATGTAGACATTTATGTTGAAGCGGAGAAAGCAGTAAAGAATCTTCGTTCTATAAACTTCACAGGATCTGGTTTTGAAGTAACACCAGACGGAACAAAAGTAACTGTACATTCAACAAGTGGTGGATTTACATTTTCAGCAACACCACCCCCAAGCACATCAACACCTGGTCACAGATGGTTGGATAGTACATCGGGCATTCTTTACACCTATGTTGATGATGGTGACACAAAGCAGTGGGTGGATTTATCCGGTGGAGATACTCTACCAAATGCAATACAAGTTACAACTGCAACACATACAATAAAACTTACAGATTATTATATTGGTGTAAATTATAACGGTGTTGCAACAATCACTCTACCTGCATCAGCACCAACAGGAAAAACTTTTGTAGTAAAAGACGAATCGGGTAATGCGGGAAAAGGATTTTACAGAAGAATAGTAGTAGTCGGTAGTGGTTCAGATAAAATAGACAACGAGGATTCCGCTGCAATAAACATTGACAATGGTTCCTTACAATTCATTTATAGAAACGGATGGAGAATCATATGAGTTACCTTTTTAATAATAAAGTTGGGTTTGTTGACAATGCTGTTGATGGTTTTAACAGATTAAAAGTATCACAACCATTTACTCTGTTTGATTCACAGCACCGTTATCAAGAGAATGATAAATGGAGCACATTGACTGCTAATGGTGGAACTAGCACATATATTCAAAACGAAAGCGTTATAAATATGAATGTTACCACTACCTCCGGATCAAAGGTATACAGAGAAACAAAAAGAGTATTTGCTTATCAACCAGGAAAATCATTATTGGTTATCACTACCTTTGTTTTTGCAACACCAAAAACAAACTTAAGACAAAGAGTTGGTTACTTTAGTTCAAATGCAGGAACACCTGTAAATGGTGTCTATCTTGAGCAGAATGGAACGCAACTTAGAATGGTTCTTGCATCACAATCATTAGATACTAATGATGTGTTCACCGAAGTAAATCAAAGTGACTGGAATACTGATAAGTTTGATGGAACTGGTCCATCTGGTAGAACTTTAGATGTCACAAAAGCGAATATTTTTTGGATGGATATTGAATGGTTAGGTGTAGGTGATGTTCGTTGTGGATTCTTTGTTGATGGAAAACCAGTGGTTGCACATGTGTTTCACAATGATAATTTAAATAGAACAACTTATATGACAACTGCATGTTTACCACTAAGACATGAAATAGAAAATACAGGAACAACATCTTCATCTTCAACTATGAAGAGTATCTGTTCAACGGTTATGTCTGAAGGTGGATATGAAGCGTTTAGTAGAAGATATAATGTCACTAAAAATGATTCTACTGGAACTACGCTTACTACCGCTGGCGTTCAATATCCAATGATTGCTTTGCGTTTGAATTCAAATAGATTGGATAGTGTCATCATTCCATCAAATATTAGTGCAGTATTAAACGAAACCTCCTCAAATAAACCAGACACAGTTCAATATAGAATTTTATTAAATCCAACAATTACTGATGGTTCTTGGGTAACTCATTATAATGGAAATGTTGATTATAATGTTACTGCTACTCCAGCAGGAATATCTGGTGGTACAGATATTATTGGTGGTTATATTAGTAGCAGTGGTGCTTTCTCTCTGTCTGATGTTAATGATTTTAATTTCCAATTAGGTAGAACACAAGCAGGAGTCAGTGATATATTTGCTCTGACATTTACACCAATAAACTCCAATGCTGTTTGTTATGTTGATCTCTCTTGGTTCGAAATCGTCTGAGGTAAAACATGCTAGACTTTCCGGCAAATCCAATATTAAATCAAGAATACACCTTTAATGAAATTACATGGGTATGGAATGGTTCTGCTTGGTACAAGAAACTTCAAATGGTTTCTTCAACACCATATATTATCAATGTAGACTTAAACACAAATGGTGAATTAGTTTTTACATATACTGATAATACTACACAAAATGTAGGAGTTGTGACTGGTGAGAACGGTGTTAGTATTTCAAATGCAGAAATAAATGAAAATGATGAATTAGTATTGACTTATAGCAATGGGGTAATTGTAAATCTTGGTGTAGTTGTGGGACCAAGTGGACCGAGTGGAACAACAATAACAATAACAGATGCTTATATTAATACTAATGGAGAGTTGATATTAGTTTTTAGCACAGGTTCTTCAATAAACACTGGAAATGTAGTTGGTCCAACTGGTGCTACTGGACCATCAGGTGCAGCAGGTGTTGATGTAACAAATGCATCT